AATTAAAGAAGAGGTATTTTCAAAGATGAAAAATATCCTTTCCAAAATTTCAAACTTGTTTAAACAGAAGTCTCAGTTGGAACAATTTATTCTTTCTAAGAATCCAGTAACAGCTGGTGATGTTGATCACTGGACTAAAGTATTTAATCACTCCCAATATAGGGGATTATAATGCTTAACTGGATCCCAATGACAGATGATGATTGGGATTGGGTGAACGGAAAAGTTCCACCAGTACCTGAGAAGAAATAAAAGAGTGGGGACTAGATCCCCACTTCTTCATTTGCTAAATAGTGGATGAAGAAAAAATTAAGTGTATTTCCAAACATGATAACATATGTACCTATCCGCAGGAGGGATTGGGTATGTAAGATATCCATATTTAAAGACCAGTCTGTATTGGTCGTGTGTTATAATGTGTATACATTTAGTACAGTAGTTAGGCAGTTTGATGATGCGGATTTAGCTGCATCCTTTTTAGACTTTTTAATTGAACAGGAAGAATTATGACAGTGAAAGTATATAAAATGATTAATGGTGAAGACATTATGGGTGAAGTTTTTAATTCACCAATGATGGATCCAATCGAATTAAAGAATCCATCTCAGATCGTACTTCAAAGAACCGAAACTGGTATGGGTGTTGCTCTAGCACCATACATGCCTTTCGCTGATGGTAATGTTAAGATTCACAAACATGCTATTGCTTCAGAATGTACCCCAGATCAAAACATGATAAACGAATATAACCGAATCTTCGGTTCAGGAATCCAAGTAGCGCCAGCTTCAATTCTTGCAACCCTGTAAATAAATTTGCCTTTTATCCGTGCTTCAGGTATAATTATATCTGAGGCACTTTTACTTTGAGGTTATATTATGTTCATGTTCGATATCGAGACTCTTAGCACAGAGTCTACTGCTGTTGTTCTTTCAGCTTCCATCATCCACTTCGAATTGGGAAGCCAATTTACCTACGAAGATCTTTTGGCGAATGCAATGTTCGTCAAGTTCGATGTCAAAGAACAAATTAAAAATTACAATAGGGTTATGGACAAGAGAACAGTTGAGTGGTGGAATACTCAACACGACTATGTTAAGAAAACCAGCTTAGTTCCTTCAAAAGAAGACATGTCAGTTATCGAAGGCATCGATGCTTTCAAATCTTACATCGCAAAGTATCCTGAAGCAGACCAAACATTTTGGGCACGAGGTTCTTTAGATCAGATGGTCATTGATAGTCTTTGCTACGCAGCAGATCAAGAACCAATCGCAAACTATTCTGTTTGGCGAGATGTGAGAACTGCGGTAGACTTACTAACTGATACAGCAAACGCTGGTTATTGTGAAATTGTTCATCCAACCTTCAAGCGACACAATGTGATTAAGCACCACCCAACACACGACTGTGCGTTGGACATTATGATGTTAGTTTATGGGAAATAAATGGAATTCTATACAAGTGTAGTTCAATATGGTAGTAAGATGCTTGTGCGTGGTTACGATACTAAAGGTAACCAATTTAAGCACAGAGTAGATTTCCAACCAACAATCTTTATCCCATCCAAGAATCCCACCGAATATAAAACTCTCGAAAACAAATTCGTTGCACCACTACAAGCTGGTTCGATGAAAGAAACTCGAGAGTATATTGATCGTTACAAAGAGATAGAGGGGTTTGAGATCTATGGTAACAATAACTTTGTTGCCCAATTCATCAGCGACAACTATCGAGAAGAGATTATTCCCGACACCGATAAGATTAAGATCTTCACGATCGATATCGAGACATCAACTGAAGAAGGTTTTCCAGACATTCAATCTGCCAATGAAGAGATTCTTCTCATCACTCTACAGGACAATAAAACTAAAAACATCGTAACTTTTGGTCGCAGACCTATCGGTGACGCTGGTGATGTTGACTATCGTTTGTATGAAAATGAAACGCAGATGCTGCGAGAGTTTCTAATTTACTGGCAAGATAACTGCCCAGATGTTGTAACTGGTTGGAATATTAACTTCTTTGATATCCCCTATCTTATTCGTAGGATTCAAAACCTTCTTGGTGAGTCTTTTGCCAAAAAGATGTCGCCATGGGATTTGATATCTGAACGCAGAATTCAGATGAAGGGTAGCGAGGAATTAACATACGACATTCAAGGTGTTGCTATGTTGGATTACCTTGACCTGTATAAGAAATATACCTATCAAGCACAGGAGTCGTATCGTCTTGACCATATCGCTTTTGTGGAGTTGGGAGACAAGAAACTAGACTACAGTGAGCATGGTTCATTTAAAGATTTCTATACTCAAGCATGGAAGAAGTTCGTAGCCTATAACATTCACGATGTGCAACTGGTTGACAAACTAGAAGACAAAATGAAGTTGATTGAGTTGCAATTGGTTATGGCTTACAATGCCAAGATTAACTATGAGGATGTCTTCAGTCAGGTTCGTATGTGGGATGCTATCATCTATAATCACCTACGAGATCGAGGTATTGTTATTCCGCAGAATTCTGGTAACAGAAAGTATGCGCAGTTTGAAGGTGCTTATGTTAAAGATCCTCTGGTTGGTTTGCATAAGTGGGTTGCTTCCTTTGACTTGAACAGTTTGTATCCTCACTTGATTATGCAATACAACATTAGTCCCGAAATGATGTTGGAAGGAAGAGAGACAGTTACAGTTGATCATCTTCTTGAACAGAAGTTTGACAACAGCGAGATCAAAGAACGAAATGTTTCTATGACTGCCAATGGTGTTTGTTATTCGAAAGACAAACAGGGGTTTATGCCCGAGTTGATGCAAACGATGTATATTAACCGAAGCAAGTTCAAGAAGCAGATGTTGAAATTGCAACAGGAGTATGAGCACGACAAAACAAACAACAATCTCCGTAAAGAAATCAGTCGGTTGAATAACCTACAGATGGCTATGAAGATTGCGTTGAACTCTGCTTATGGTGCGATGGGTAACCAATACTTCCGCTATTTTGATTTGCGCATGGCAGAAGGTATTACGACTTCTGGTCAATTGTCTATTCGTTGGATGGCTAACAAGCTGAACGACTTTATGAACAAGACTTTGAAGACAACCAAAAGAAAAGACTTTGTCATCGCGATCGATACAGATTCTATTTACCTTACTCTTGAAACATTAGTTGAATCCGTTTGTGATGGTAAGACTGATGAACAAAAGATTAAATACATGGATAAGATCTGTGAAGATATCTTCCAACCTTTCATTGACAAAGGTTACCAAGAGTTGGCGACCTATATGAATGCCTATGATCAGAAGATGCAGATGAAACGAGAAGTCTTAGCTGACAAAGCAATTTGGACCGCCAAGAAACGATACATTATGAATGTTCATAACTCAGAAGGAGTTCAGTATGCAGAGCCTAAGATCAAGGTTATGGGTTTGGAAATGGTCAAGTCCTCTACACCTCAAGTTATTCGTAATAAACTTAAAGATTCGATCAAAGTTATTCTTGAAGGCGATCAGTCAAAGCTGCACCGCTACATACATTCGTTTAGAGATGAGTTTAACAAACTACCAGTTGAAGAAATTGCGTTCCCGAGATCAGTAAACGGATTAAAAGAGTATGCTGCCTTTTCGACTATATACAGAAAGAGCACACCGATTCATGTTCGTGGTGCGTTGTTGTTGAATCACTATCTTAAACAAATGAATCTTGATCGTAAGTATCAACCTATTCGAGATGGTGATAAGATTAAGTTTGTTTATCTCAAAACACCAAACACAATTCAGGAAGATATTATTTCGTTCAGTCAAGAGTTACCAAAAGAATTAGACCTACATAAGTATGTGAACTATGAAAAACAATTCGAAAAGGTTTTCCTAGACGCACTACAAATTGTTATTGAACCATTGGGTTGGAAAGTAGAAGAGCATTCTTCACTGGAGGACTTCTTTGGATAATATTAGAGTAATCAAAACTGGAATCAATGTTTCAAAGATTCTAAAACAACTACAACAATACAAAGAAGATTGGGGTGTCCAAAAACGAATGGAAGGTGTGAAAAATGTCCATGATGAATTTGGTTTCCCAGATATTTCTGCTGGTGTATTGCAACTGGTAATGGGTGGTGTTGAGAAGGTTGGTGACTATGTAGGAGATACGGAAATATCTATACCAACCCCAGCATACAAAAAACATACAGAGATCGTTGGGTTCTTAAAACGAAACTTCCACAATCATGCAAGATGCGGTTTCCTTTCACTACCTATTGGTGGCAAAGTTGGAAAACATATTGATATTGGGAGTTACTACCAAACCAAAGATCGTTATCACCTGTCCATACAAGGAAGGTATAGATACTTTGTTGGAGACGAGCACTATGATGTTGAACCAGGAACTCTACTTTGGTTCAACAATAAGTTGGAACACGGAACTGAGAATCTTGCAGATTGCGTAAGGGTTACTTTTGTATTTGATGTTCCCCATCATAAGAAGAATCCGTGATTGCCTCGCAAGTATTTTTGGTGTATAATTATAGAAGATAAATGGAGAAACTATGGGCATACTAGATAAACTTAAAAAGAATAGCACGATTAAAGAGTCTGCTGTTCTTGCAAATTCAAAATTCTTTACGAAGAAGGACATGATTCCTACTTCTGTTCCAGCGATCAATGTCGCACTGTCAGGTCGCCTTGATGGTGGATTAACTCCAGGAGTTACGATGTGGGCTGGTCCAAGCAAACATTTTAAAACTGCTTTCAGTTTGCTGATGGCAAAATCTTACCTTGACAAATATCCAGATGCTGCTTTACTTTTTTACGATTCTGAGTTCGGTACTCCTCAGTCTTACTTTGATTCTTTCGGAATTGACACGGAGCGTGTTATTCATACTCCCCTTACCGATGTAGAGCAATTGAAGTTTGACATTATGCAACAGCTGCAAGGTGTCGAGCGAGGTGACCATCTTATTATTGTTATTGATTCTATTGGTAATTTGGCTTCAAAGAAAGAAGTTGATGATGCGTTAGAAGGTAAGTCTGTTGGTGACATGACTCGTGCGAAACAAATGAAGAGTTTGTTCCGTATGATTACACCTCACCTGAACTTAAAAGATATCCCACTGGTTGTTGTGAATCATACCTACATGGAAATTGGTATGTTCCCCAAAGCAATCGTTGGTGGTGGAACTGGTTCATACTATTCAGCTGATAATATTTTCATTATCGGTCGTCAACAAGAGAAAGAAGGAACTGAGGTAATCGGTTACAACTTTATCATCAATGTGGAGAAATCTCGTTATGTTCGAGAGAAATCTAAGATCCCTGTTACTGTATATCACGATGGTGGTATTAGTCGCTGGTCTGGCTTACTTGATATGGCACTTGATTCAGGGCATGTTATTAAACCATCTAATGGTTGGTACTCAAGGGTGGATAAGGACACTGGTGAGATAGAAGATAAAAAGTTCCGTGTAAAAGATACTGATACCAAAGAATTTTGGATGCAGGTTCTAAAACAGAAAACATTTATTGACTATGTTAAACAAACTTATCAAGTTGGTCAAACCGATATTCTCAAGGATGAGGAAATCGAAACAGAACTGGCAGAACTCGATGAAGCCGAGTGATTTTGTAAGACCCCACAAAACTGTAGAACGCAACGGAGTACTTGCGTTGAAGTTGTCTGAAGGACAATTTGCTGGTATAATATTCTCTTATGGTCGTGTTGCTTTCGAAGAAGATAAAGAAAACGATCGTTTGAGAGTAAAATATGATTATGAGATCCACGACTTCCGACCAGAAGATTTAGATGTCTCAGCTTTTGAAAAAGAGTTGGGTGACTTTCTTATTGAGTTGTGTATGTATGGTGTTATGAATAACGATTTAGTTTACACAGGCGGTATTGATGCGCATAGAGAAAACAATATTATCGAATCTGATCCACAATGATGAATATTGTAGAAAAGTAGTTCCCCATTTAAAGAAAGAATACTTTACTGATCGTAAAGAAGCGATGATCGTAGAATCATTGATCAACTTCTTTAATGAGTATAACATGACTGCCACACCAGAGATCTTAGCAATTGAGATCGGGAATAGAAAAGATCTTAATGATAAAGAAGTTCCAGAAATTGAAACCTATATTAACGAGTTGACCAGTAAGGAAACTAATTCGGATTGGTTGATTGGTGAAACAGAAAAGTTCTGTAAAGACAAGGCGGTTTATAATGCGATTCTTCACTCAATTAAAATTATTGACGGAGGTGATAAGAATCAAACCAAAGATGCAATTCCTTCTATCTTATCTGAAGCACTTGCTGTTTGCTTTGATAATCATATTGGTCATGACTATTTGGAAGACTTCGATGAGAGGTATGATTTTTATCATAGGGTGGAAGAGAAGATTGCATTCGACCTTGACCTCTTTAATAAAATCACTAAGGGTGGGCTTTCAAAGAAAACATTGAATGTAGTATTGGCTGGTACTGGGGTTGGTAAGTCTTTGTTTATGTGCCATGTGGCTGCATCTACCTTAATGCAAGGTAAGAATGTTCTTTACATTACTATGGAGATGGCAGAGGAAAGAATCGCAGAACGAATTGATGCGAATCTTATGAACATCGGTATGGATGAGTTGAAGGTAATTGATAAGTCTGTATTCGAATCAAGAGTATCGAAGGTAGCAAAGAAAACACAAGGTAAGTTAATCATCAAAGAGTATCCAACAGCTGGTGCTCATGCTGGTCACTTCCGTGCGTTATTGGAAGAACTAAAACTAAAACGAGAGTTTAAACCAGACATGGTCATTATCGACTATCTCAATATTTGTTCTTCATCGCGAATGAAACAGGGAGCGAATGTAAACTCTTATACATATATTAAGTCGATAGCAGAAGAGTTAAGAGGATTGGCGGTTGAGATGGCAGTGCCGATTTTATCAGCAACCCAAACAACTAGATCTGGTTTCTCTAACACTGATGTTGAATTGACGGACACTTCTGAATCGTTTGGTTTACCTGCGACAGTTGATTTTATGTTTGCTTTGATTAGTTCTGAAGAGTTGGAAGAACTTGGACAGTTGTTAGTTAAGCAGTTGAAGAATCGTTATGGTGATCCGTCTTACTTCAAGAAGTTTGTAATTGGAGTTGACAGATCAAAGATGAAGTTGTATAATTTAGAATCATCAGCGCAGAAAGATATTTCAGAATCTGGTCAAGACATTGGTCCAGTTTTTGACAAATCAGATTTTGGTAAAAGAGTGAAGACGGAAGACTTCGAAGGATTCAAGTTTTAGGAGAATGATATGGTAAAAGTAATTGTAGCTGAAACCAAGCATGACTGTAATCATTTGCTTGGACAGTTTTTAGATGAGAGGCACTATGATGTTCTGGTTGAAGAAGATTGTGATGTTTATATGCCAGCCAATTCTGAATTGGCGACGCAAGCCAACGATTCAAATTCCTGTGAAACAGGTATCGATGAAAGACGAATTGTATTTAGATTTCGTAAAAACTACTTTACGAAAGAAGAACAAGAAATGGCTTATCAAGGGCTACGAGAAGCAGCAACGGTAACGCAGAATCGTGGTTTGGCTTCTGGTCCAAGAGAAGAGTCGCTCGGTGCAAGACACTGGGTTACTGATGAGCAATTTGATTTGCTTGAGTTTATGATGGAGCCAAAAGAAACTTTGACTGGTGAAGACGGCATTGATGAAATTCGTAGACGCCACAGAGAGGGTAAGTACGAAGTTCCATCTCGTGGATATACTTGGTTGCAAAACAAAATTAATACCACTGGCAAAGTATTCAGTGGTGCTGCCAAAGGTTTTGTGTTTGATGAGTGGGTTGAAACAGTTCGTAAATTACCTAAACAACAAATGCAAGATGAAGCCAAACGAGTTGCTACTGATTTAATCTGCAATACTACCTACGCTAACTCTGTATACTCTGGTATTGCTGGCTGGTTCGATCGTTATCCTCGTATCCCGTATGGTCGTGCAACTACTTATACAAGAGATAATCCAGATAAATTTGCTCTGGCTTATCCATTCTTACAACACTTGGCTAAAGGATTTAAAGATCTTCTGCCATGGCGTTATGCAAATCAAATGCGAGAAGCAGCAAAGTTGGATCCAGAATTCTTAGTTCCAGAAACTCCATTTACTACGATTACCGTAAACAAGACATTCCGTACTGCAGCACACTATGATGCTGGTGATTTAGATAGTGGTTTATCTAATCTTCTTACGCTATCAAATGATGGTAACTACACTGGTGGATATTTGATTGCACCAGAGTATCGTGTTGCGGTAAATGTAAGACCTGGAGATTTGTTATTGATTAACAATCACGAAGTTATGCATGGCAATACTCCGATTGTATGTGCAGAAGGTTCTGAACGAGTTTCTTTGGTTGTTTACTTCCGTGAGAAGATGCTTGAGTTGGGTAGCAAAGCGTATGAAGATATTCGTATGAATTTTGTTCAAGATCGTAAAGATAATAAAGAGCATCCAAATCAGAAACCATTATGGAATGGTGTTACCGAAGGTATGTGGCAATCTCAAGAATGGAAAGACTATCTGATTGACAAGGGTGGTTTGGAAATGGCTAAGAAATATGAGGCAAATCTTATGGAAGAAAAATCTTCCTTGGAGGAGTTCTTTTAATGTGCGCAATTATCGGTGCGTTCATTCAGAACCCTTCATTAGAAGATTTTGAAAGTTTAAAACGAGTATTCCTTGAGTCTAGAATTCGAGGTATGCACGCAACAGGCATTTCATTCCTTCCTAGTTGGAGTGATAAAGTTATAACGATTAAAGATTCAATTCCTGCAGATGAGTTTATTAGTATTCATATGCATAATGATAATTTGAAGGAGATGATAAATGCTGACAATAATCTTTACCTTATTGGTCACTGTAGATATAGCACTAGCGATTTATTGTATAACCAGCCGATAGCAAATGATAAACACTCTATTGTTCACAATGGAGTTATTACACAAGAGTTGCCTGAGAATTGGGATAAGATTTTTGCATACAAATGTGAAACAAAGAACGACTCAGAGTTGGTCTTGCATTCAGGTTCGCCATTGGAAGAATTTCCAGATGCATCGATGGCTGTTTGTGAATTGACGAGTGATAAAAAATTATTGTTTTATCGCAATGGAAAACGACCATTGTGGTTGTCTCAAATAGCGAATGGGTATATAATTACCTCTACGGCAGACATTCCACAAAGGGCTGGATTTACAACTCTGACTGGTCAGGTTCAGAAAGACACATATTGCACTGTCTATCCAGATGGTGCGATTATGTTTGAGAAAGTTGACAACAATACGAAGGATTTACAGAATGTATAATGTGAATGTTTGGAGTTATGGAGTAGAGTTAGAGTATGGAGATAGTTATCGCTTCTGCGAGTTACCTGAAGGTGCTCAGTGGAATGATAAAGATAATACCTGCGTAAGCACTACTGGTATTGCTAATGACCCAGACGGCAAACTCTACAAGTATGGTGGTGAGATTAACACTAAGCCAACCTACTCAATTGAAGATCAGATTGAACACATTAAAGCTATCAACGAAACTCTTTGCCCTGCTCCAGTCATAAACTATCGTAGCAATCTTCACATCCATATTCGTGTACCAAACTTACATAATGATCTAGATTCTTGTAAGAAACTACTCCGTTATGTAGATCGTTATCAACAACAGGCATTTGATATTGTCGAAACAATTCCTGTTCCAGATAAGAATACTTTATCGCCAGAGGTATACGAGTGGGCACTCAAACGAATGAAGCGTAGACATAAAAGTCACCAAAACAAACTTCCAAAATCAAGAGTGGAAGCAATGTTGTCTTCAAACACAACTCAGGAGTTTTTTGAGAACCATGCGCACAAAGATGCTAAGGGTAATCCTGCTTGGTTCCAATGCCCTCGTGCTGGTATCAATCTGCGACAAATGTGGGAAGAAACAAACACAATTGAGTTTCGTCACTTTCCAGGAACAACAGACATGGTTGAAATGGAATCGTGCATTCGTTGGTGTAGAGAGTTTCTTAACGCTGCATTGAATCGTGATGATGTCTCGCCAGCAGAGTTTTATACTGAGCAAACATATCAGTTTCCAGACTTTCAACCATACGAGTATGAAACCGAACAGATTTATCAGTGGACCAACTTTGATACCAATACAAAAAAAGATATTACCAAACGATTGGAATCACTAAGAGAACAGATTGATATCGATGCAATCGGATCAGTTACCTCTAAAATGATTTTCCCGATTATGCGTCAACTACAGGAACAAGGTCTATGAAGGTATTGTTTGTATGTCATGGTAACATTAACCGCAGTGCTGCTGGCGAGATTATGCTTAAGCAAATCAAACCAGAATGGGAAGTTAAATCTGCTGCACTGAAAGATACAAAGGGTGGTGAAAGAACTGCCAAGAAAATGCGTGAAACATTAGTTGATGCTGGGTATCTAGGAGAGATTCGTTCAACTCCGATTAGTCAGGAATTGGTTGATTGGGCTGATGTTATCTTTTACATGGACGATAGCAACCACAACAAACTCAAAGACAAATTCGGTGATTCCGTATTTGAGAAAGCGATTCGTATTAGCAATTATGTTTCTGGTGTAACAAAGATTCCAGATCCAAACTTTGCTAAGGGAACTGAGATGCACAAGGAAGTTATTAAATTATTAGAAATCGCTTTATACAAATACATCAATGAGCAAACAGTATAGACAACAAATGGGGTTTAGTCGTAAAGATGAATTCCATAAGTGGGTTTCTTGTAAAGATATTATTATCCCAAACTGGCCATTGGTTGAAACGAGAAACGAAAGACTGGTAGAAGTCTTCACCAAGATTAACGAACAACTACCAATTAAGTATGAAGGTAACATTGGAGATGATATCTGGAAATGTTACAACTCAGTAAAGGCTAACAACCTACTTCCCAAAATGCGTAATCAAGGTAGAGCAATGGAGCAAGTATATCTTACTTGGCTTATTGGCTACATGGCAGAGAAAGTATTCACTCCATTTATTGTTGATAAATTGATATTGAGTGGGTTGGAAAGAAATGGTGGCGATGACTTATCAAGCATCGATACTTTTAAAAGAACTGGCGCAGCAGACTTGGTTGACACTAAAACAAATATCTTTATTGATGTTCAGTGCGGTACTGGAGAAGGTGTTGCTACTATTAAGAAGCACAAAGTAGATCAAGCACTAAAGGTAGGTGGTACTACCTATGCCTGTATGTTTGGTTTGTTTACTGGAACATACGGTATAGTAAATTTGAATGAGTTGAAAGACGCAGAGTTTTATAAAAACGAAAGTTGGGAGAATGCCCTTTGTTGGGATGTTCCCTCCGACATATTTAAGAACTGGTATGTTTGATTATAGATTGAAAGAAAATAGCAGAGAAGCGTTCATTCGCTGGTTTGCTTGGTCTGTTGAATATAAAGATTGTGATCCTGCAGTATGGATGACTAACTACATCAACGATCGTTATGAACATAATGATGAACAGCGTCTATGGCTTTGTTGGTTGTATGGTAATACTTATCACCTACCAACTGCTTGGGTTCTTATGAACGAGTTTCCAGACTTTGAGTTGGCTACCGTAGATAGAATAGAACAGTGGAATACTGCCAACTATCAACGACTAAGGTATCAAACTGACACGAAGTGGAACAAGGGACACCTCCCAACAATGTTTGCTTCATATAAAGAATTTATTGGAAATACAACGCAACGAGAAGCACTAGAAAGTTACTATGGATTATCAGAGGAAACAAATTTTGAAAACCTGTGGACTGGCGTTAAGTCTGGCTTGCATAAGTTTGGTCGTTATTCCACTTGGTTTTATCTTCAGCATCTTAAGCATACTGGTAATATTCTTATTAGCCCCACTTCTCTCATGCTGGACGATTATTCTGGCAGTCGCTCTCATCGTAATGGATTACTATTGGCCATTGGCAGACCTGACGATATGGATCGAAAACTCACTGAACAAGAGTATCGAGATCTTGAGGTTCAGTCTATGGCAATTTTGGAGGAAACTCGATTAAGGTTTCCACACCTTACCCACTCGCTAGACTTCTTTACTATGGAAACCTGCCTATGTTCCTTTAAAAAGATCTTCCGTGAACGAGAAGGTAGATATCTTGGTTACTATTTGGATCGCCAGTCTGAGGAGATTAAAAAAGTATCAGCCGATGGTTGGTATGGTATTGAGTGGGAAGTTCTATGGCAAGCCAGAGCCGAAACCTTAGACCAAAGACTTGCAACCAGAGATAATATTGCAAAAGAAAAGTTTCCTTTTTTCCTGAATACTGGTAAAATAGATCGTATGGAATGGATGTTTGAGGATGAAGAACCTATGAAAATTGGATTGGAGATGTTTCAATGAGAAAAATTGTTGCCGTTGGTGGAGTTCCAGGAACAGGGAAAACTACCCTATTCCGAAAGTTTATGGAGAATCTTGAGTGGGAAAGAATGGAGCCAGTTAAGATGCTTCCGATGCTTTACAACAAGGAACACGATCTTTATATCCTTGGAAAGTACGAAGACGGAGAAACCTTTGCTGGGACAGATCGCCTTTCTATGGCAGTTCAGCCTATCGCCCAAGAGTTCGTAAGTACTTGCTCCTCTAATATCCTATTCGAAGGGGATAGAATTTTTAATCAATCCTTTTTAGAGTTCGCATCCAGCCTAAATAATGTAGAGTTGCAAATTGTTTATTTGAAGGCTCCCCAATCTATCCTTGAACAGAGATATGCCGATCGTGGATCGGATCAATCTGAAACATTTCTTAAGGGAAGAGCCACCAAATACAATAACATACTATCTTCATTCGATTTGATGTCCTATATTACTGAGTTCAATAACACTAACTTAGAGGAGCAGGGAAAGGTATTGAAGTTTCTGGAGTGCCAGCTACTGTAACTTTCTACAAGTATGAAATATCTGCAAAGTTTAGATTTCGATTTTATAGAGATGCTTGACTTTGAGCAGAGACCCTTTCGTGCTAAATTTATCCCTTCTAAGATTTGGACTGATTTAGACAAATACAAAAACGACGCCACTGGCTTGAGAAACTATTTCAAGAAGTGGCGTTTTCGCATTAACTGGCACTATGAATCTAAACCAACAAAGCATGTAGCTGTTGGTGGTGGGTATTGGCCAGACAAAGAATATTCTGAACTGGACATTTGGTGTAGTCCCGAAACAGATTATAATCACTATGAGTTTACTGATGCTTCTTGGACTAGATTTAAGTACAGAGTTATTCAAGTAGCAATGCATGAGTTGATCCACTGTAAGCAATACTACGGTAAAGATGAAGACTACTGCGCCAGCAAAGTTTACTACGCTAGAACTGGCATCAAACGAATAGACGATACTAGAGAATACCATGCTGGTAGAGATGAGATTGAAGCATATGCCCACTGCGTATATCTAGACTTTAAAACCAAACGACCAAGCATTGCAGTTGCCGAGTTGATTCGTTACGCTAGAACCTATAAGGTATCAAAAAACCTTTCTGGGATCCAAAGGATCTTTAGAACAGATCGTCACAATGAAGTTATCCCTCTCCTACTACGCAAAATCCTAGTCTGGGAAAGAAAATATAATCGCTATTCGTAACCTAAATATAGTCATTATATAAGGTTATTCATTTCATTATGCCAGCGATTAAAACAGACTCTAAAGTTCAAAACATAATAATCAAGCATTATACCAATGCTCTGGATAAACAGAAGATCCCAGTGATCAAATCGTCCAGAGGTGGTGCACATCTACGCATAAACTATGCTGGTGATGCTAAAGTATTATTGAATAAAATCCATCCATGCACACTTAAAGCCACGGATGTTTCCATTTCTGGTTCTTATGTAACTCAAGAACTAACAATCGGAAAAGATATCAAAGATGGAACTAAAGTAGTCGCAAAGAATGGTGATAAAATATACTTTATTCTAGCAGTTTCTTCTAAGGGTGTTCTCAAAACTAAAGACCTAACACCAAACAAATTGGGATTGGGTGGAAAGAAAACCACCAAAGATGGTTTCCTTAAAGCGATTAAAGATGGTCTTGCAAAGATGGACACTCCCACAAACATCAAAGCATTTTTGTCAGAGTTGATGACAGCTTCTGGAACTGCAGGTGGAACTATTAACTCTACTCACATTGAAGCCATTAGCGATACTGACATTAACATCATTGCCAAAGATTTCGGAGAGATGTCTGGTGCTTGGTGGTATATGAACCAATACAATAAAAAAGTAACAGCAATCGAATATCCAGCAGATGAATCATCTCCGTTGGTTGACTACTATGCTGTTCAAGGTAAGACAAAGATCGCTATTTCTGCCAAAGCAAACGAAGGTGCACCACCTTCTATTAATGCCATTGCTGATATTTTAAAGACAATGAAGTTTAGTCAACCAGCAAAAGAAGCAGCAAGAAAAGCAATTATTTCTATTAGCGATAAATCTACAGTTGATGGTATTGTTGATGCTGCTAAAGATCTTAGCCATCCAGGATATCTTTGGTTAAAGAAAAAGTTCTTTAAGAACAATGATTTTACCGCAGAAGAATGCGAAACTGCTTTAGCCAAATATACAAAACCAGACGCTATTCTGGCAGATTTAAACCCATTCTTTGAATTGATCGGAAGAGCAGCATCTAGAGATATTACCAAACGAATATTCGACACTAAAGCCAAGAGGTGGGGTTTGATTATATCACCTTTGGGTTATTCTTTGGTAGACACTTTAAATAGTAATCAAACTTATTTAAGTGCACTAAACGATGCAGCAAAAACCATTGTTGTATCCCAAATTTATGTTAAACTAAACAAATCGACTAAGACTGTTTCCTATGTTGTAAAGCAGTTTAGTAGTTCGGGGTTTAAGTTTGAATATAACGCTAATGCTGGCCAACCCTCCCTCAAGAAGATTTCCTTCAAGATGGATAAGAAAGCGTAAAACCTAAATATACAATTATAAGAAGGAAATTCTAATGAAATCGTTCCAAACCTATCTTAAAGAAGAAACCGAAACAGGGCAGAAGCTGAAACACATTGCTCACCCAGAAGATCGTCCATTAATGCATGGACACGAAGGTTTCGAGCATGCCCATGCTGCCCTTATGCAAGCCCATGCTCATATGAAAGCTGGCCATAAGTCTAGCAACCTTACTATGAAATATGATGGTTCACCAGCTATCGTTTTCGGACACCACCCAAAGACTAAAAAGTTCTTTGTTTCCACAAAATCTATCGGTAACAAAGATCCAAAGATTAACTATAGCCATGCTGATGTTGAAAAGAATCACGGACATGCTCCTGGACTCGCAAAGAAATTACATACTGCTTTAGATCATTTACCAAAGGTCGCACCAAAAGAAGGTGTTTACCATGGCGACTTAATGCATACTCACGATGATCATAAGATTCACGAGTCTGTTCTTATGGAAGCAAAGGGTGATGTTTCCTTTACTCCAAACACTATCACCTATACTGCCAAAGGTGATGATGCAAAGAAGGTTAAGAAGTCTAAGATTGGTGTAGTTGTCCACCAACAATATCACGGTAAAGACACAGAGAGTTTAACTGCTTCTCCTCATCCAGATCTCAGTAAGTTTAAAGAACATCCAGATGTTCATATGCATGGTGCTGAGCATGACACTAGCAAGGTAACTCACTCTGCTGAGAACGAAGCTGGTTTCCACAAGCACATGGCTGCTGCAAAAGAGATCCATGACACTCATGGTCATAAAATGTATAATGCGATTCACCCAAAACACTCTGGTGAATCGGGGCATCTTTCTACTTATGTTAACAGCACAGTTAAGAACGATACAGTTCCAAATGTAAAAGATTTACAAGCGCATGTAAAAGCGCATCACGATAAGAAAGCTGCTGGTGTTTCTACTGAGAAAGCAAAAGCTACACATACTGCTGAAGGCAATTCTCAGGTTGCTCATATCGAAAAGAATAAAGCGCACTACGGTAATCTCTTGTCTATGCACCATCACTTGGCTCAAGCAAAGAACCACTTGGTTAGTTCTCTTGAAACTCACGAAGGTCGTTACGAGCACCACATTGATGGTAAGAAGTCTAAGCCAGAAGGTTTCGTTGTTAATACAGAACATGGTCCAAACAAATTGGTTAATCGTTCTGAGTTTGCAAAAGCCAATCTATTAAAACCAAAGAGAGTTGCTCCAAAATGATTTCGTTTTCTGAATTCTTAGAAGAAACAAAAAAGACAGGCTGCACCTGTTGGACTGGATACAAACGCAAGCCAGGAACTAAGCCATGCTCACCTGGATCTTGCGTCAAAGAAGAAACAGAATTGAAGGAAGAACATATCGTTCATGTCGATGATGGTAGTAACTATGGTGATAAACCTCACGACAAAGATGTTGAACATGTAATGTCTGGTGTTAAAAAACATAATGGTGAGTTTGATGGACACTCAGACAAAGGTGCTTATTTTAAATTCAAATCACAGTCTGACGCAAGAAATTTTGCAGACCATGTAAAGCGTTCTCCTCATAAAACAGTGCACGCAGACCTTCACGAAGCAGCAACTGCTGATGCTAAAGGTTACAAATCATCAACTGGTGGTTTGACTCAAAAGGGTCGTGATCATTTCAATGCACAATCTGGCGGACATCTAAAAGCACCAGTAACAACTCCTCCATCAAAGTTGAGTCCTGGTAGCAAAGCAGCAAATCGTCGTAAGTCTTTTTGTGCTAGAATGTCTGGTATGGAAGGTCCAATGAAGAAACCAAATGGCGAGCCAAGTCGTAAAGCACTCGCTCTAAGAAAGTGGAATTGCTAATGTTATCATTTAAAGATTTTATTCTAGAAGAACTTGGTGGAAAAGAGAAGACAGATAAATCTGTTAGTCTTAAATCCAAAGTGATTGCGTTTGGTCGCATGAATCCACCAACTGCTGGTCATGAGCAGGTTGTTAATAAAGTTCGTGAAATTGCTAAGAAAGAACATGCTACTCATGCTGTTATTCTTTCACACTCACATGACGCAAAGAAAAACCCTTTATCTCCAGAGAGCAAGGTTAAGCATGCTAAGAATGCATTTCCTGGAACTCATATAGAAGCTGCATCTAAAGAAGCACCAACTATTCTACATCATGCTGCCAAAGCACATGCTGCTGGCGTTCAACATCTACATGTTGTTGCTGGTTCTGATCGTAAAGAAGCCATGCATGATCTATTACACAAATATAATGGTGTAAAGGCTAGTCATGGTCACTATAAATTTAAGTCAATTACGGTACATTCTTCTGGTGACAGAGATCCTGATTCAGACGAGGGAACTGCTGGAGTATCTGGCACCAAAATGCGTGCCCATGCTGGTTCAGGTAACAAAACTGAGTTCCACAAAAACCTGCCTAGCAAGATGAAACCAGAACATAAAGATGCTTTATACAATGATGTCCGAAAAGGAATGGGACATAAAGATTAGTATTCCTAAATAGTTAAATATATTTTTATAGATGGGTCAAAATGAAGAATTTCAAGCAATTAGTAAGAGAACTACCGTCCAATAAAGTCGTATGCGCTTTCGGGCAGTTCCAGCCACCTACAGCTGGTCACGAACTATTAGTAAAAGCTGTTCAGCAAATCGCTGGTTCTACAGCCGACCATGTCATCTATGCCTCTGCAAACGAGGATAAGAAACTTAATCCCCTACCAGCCGATCGTAAAGTATACTTCCTGAAGCGTATGTTTTCAGAAGGTAACTTTCGCACAACTCAGGTAGAGTCGATTGTGGATGTTGCTTTTGAACTCAATAAGAAATATAAAAATATTACAGTAGTTGCGGCAAGTGATAAAGTTGCAACCTACGAAACAGAATTAAAAGAACACAACGGAACACTCTATAACTTTGATTCTATTAAAGTTGTTTCCTGCGGAGATATCGATCCAGATAACAATACTGTGTCTGCAATCTCTGGTATTAAAATGTGTGAGTCTGCTAAACAAGGCAACTTCAATCAATTTAAAAAAGGTGTACCACACACCTTAACAGAATTAGACTCTCGTCGTTTAATGAACGATGTCCGCAGGGGAATGGGTCTTGAGCCAATTCGTGAAACAGTATTATTTGAACGATCAAAGATTCGTGAACAGTTTGTTGCTGGTAAAATTTTTAATGTTGGCGACAGAGTTCAAGACGAAGCTGGTACATACGAGATTATGGATCGTGGCGCAAACTATATTACTGTTGTTAATGAGTCTGGCGAACTATCTAAAAAATGGATTGACAAAGTAACTGTTGCTGATGCAATCGAAGAGAATATCTCTAATAACCCAAATGAATTTACATTCAAGGGTTACACAACTACACAATTCCATAAAGAACCAAGAGCACAAAAAGCGTTCAAGGCTACCGTTGACAAACATATCAATGGAGAGATCACTGATGGTGTTGCAGTTTTAAATGCAATCAAACATACCGATGCATATCTGTCAATGATAGATGGTAAAGATCACGGTAAAGCACAAGAAGCGTTAAAACGAATTGGTGAGTTTGAGAACCATCAAGTATATTGGGACGATCACAAACCAACTGTTGATTCTGTAATTGCACATCAGAAAGCTGATCAAGCAAGAGCAGTTAAAGAAGAATCTGAAGTTCTTGATAAGAAGAAAGTTGCTTTGAACTATAAAGCATACATCAAGAAGTCCATGTCTAGCGAATTACCTGTAGAATTAGGCGAGCCAGTTAAAGGTGATGGTAAATTAAAACCAAAGTTTGGTGATGAGATTCCAAACGAATCTGATTTAGAAAAAGATGAAGCTGAAGAACATACTAAAGTTGGTCATACACTAGGTCACTCTCGTCGCCAGAAGATAAATTATCACTTGGAGTCTGTTGTTAAAGAAGATATTTACACAGCAGATGTTAAAGTAAAAAAGGTTCAAGTTCAAGACAAAGATGGTAATTGGGTATTCAAAGATCGTAAATCTCACCCACATCGTATTAATTTTGGTGCCAGTAAAATGAATGGTAAACCAGATTTAGCTAAACAAGCTGCAGCTGGAGAAGGTGTTTATCACCAACAGAAAGAATCAAAACTGAATTTTGAATCATGGGTTCTAAAACAAAAGACGACCTCTAGTTTAAAGAAAGATAAAAAGGAAACAGAGAAGGCTAGTAAAGCTGCTTCTGGTGTAGAATTCAAAAACCCTGTTAAAGAGGAAAAACAAGTCCTTAAGAAAAAGAAAAAGTATAAAGATATCAACGACAAAGAAATACCATACAATAATAATACCTCTGCAGTCTACGATACTTTTACTCCTACACCTTAATCGAGAATAAATATACTAATGGAAACTAAACTAATTCAATTAATGCAAACTGTCTTGGCTGATAGCCATGAGATGTATATCAAATCGCATGGCTACCACTGGAATGTAGAGGGTAAGTTGTTCCCTATGCTACATGAGTTTTTTGAAAACATTTATACAGAAGTGTATGAAAGTCTAGATAGTACTGCCGAACAGATTCGTCAACTTCAAGGTCGTGCGATCCACTCACTATTGGAGTTAGATAAAGCAAGAACTGTTCCAGATACAGTTATTACTGTTCCTACAGATAACACTGGTATGCTACAAGATTTGGCTTCTACTAATCAATTAGTTCTTATCTCTTTATTGAGAGCATACGAAGAGGCTGATGCGCAGCAAGAATTCGGTTTACAAAACTATATCCAAGATCGCATGATGGCGCATAAGAAACATGCATGGATGTTAAGATCAACATTAAATAAGGCAGGGGAATAATGAAGTCACTATTCGAATCTTACAAACAAATGGCGACAGAAGCCAAAGAGAAAACTTGCAAAGGTTGCGATGAACCAGTAAGTAAATGTTCTTGTACTATGGATGAAGAACTAAAGGGTAAACAAAAGAAGTTGGACAAGAACCATAATGGTAAACTTGATGCTCAAGACTTTGCTATTCTCCGTAAAGAAGACAAGGATACTGAGCCACCATTCGACAAACCTTACAAAACAGTTAAGGGTACTGGAACTGTTACAGACAAGTCTGGTGCAAAGCATACTGGTATGAGTCGTGCTCGTGACTTGGCTCGTTCTGCTTTGAACAAGCATTTACAAAAACCTTTTGAACCATACAGCCCTCCAAAAGATAATTTGAAAAAACAACACTTTGGTATGGCTGAAGAAGTTGAGCAGATTGAAGAATTGTCAAAAGGTACTCTTGGTTCTTACATTAAGAAAGCAAAAGGTTCAGCAATCGGTAATGCTAATGCTATGGGTATGACACGCCAAGATTCTAATATCCATAAAAAATCAGAAACTAAAATGGTTAAACGAGCAAAGGGTATTGACAAAGCAGTTGATCGTTTGACTACAGAAGAAACTCAAGTTGACGAAGCGTTTGTCAATGGTCGTGAGTATGCATCGCATGGTTTGATGCACCCTGATCACGCTAAGATGGACATTCATCAGCCAGCCAATCGTGAAGTAGATTTCTATGCTAGTAAAACTGGCGACAAAATGTTAGGTAAAGTTACCAAGAATGATGGAAAACAAGTCCACATTCAAGCACATAAAGAGTTGGGTGATGGTAAGTTGCACAAGTTTAAAGTAACTCCACACCTACCAAAACAAGTTGATGAAGTATTGAAGCCATCAATGGGTGCTGGTGCTTACATCGACGATTTTGTTCACTCTAAGAATCCTCAATTTGCTGGTAAGTCTAAAGATAAAAGACGCCAAATGGCACTGGCTGCTTACTATGCTGCAAAAAAGGGCATGAAAGAAGAAGCCGAACTTGAAGAAGGTATGTATTCTTCTGATGTTGAAAGAGCATTCCCAAATGGTAAAGCCAGCGGTGTAAAAACGCATGCTCCAGTTGCTCCAGTTCCAGATCGTAAATACATCAAGGGAACTCCAGAGTGGAAAGCCCACAAAGAGAAGAGCAAACCAATCAATGGTCATCCTACTAATAGTATGAAGGAAGCAATTAACGATAACCTTCATCCTGCTGGCGCTGCTTTACTGAAACACATTAAACCAGAACACCACAATAAGTATAAAGCACATTTGACCACTGATACCTTCAATGGATCGTACAAAGATCGTACTGATGTTCTTAATGCTGCTAAGAAAGCTGGGCACCTAAAAGAAGAAGCTGAACAGATTGATGAATTAAGCACTGATACACTAAAGTCATTCAAGAAGAAAAAACAAACTCTTCGCGATCTTTATCGTACTGATGCTTCACATCAAAGCAACGACTCTGATCGTAGTGAATTATCTAAGTTGGCTAAAGACGCACATAAAAGCGTTAAAAAAGCTGCAAAAAAGATAGCTGAAGATTTAGAAGAGTCTTCAGATAGAGTAACTCCAACTGTGAAAACAGCTAAATATTCTTGGGGAACCATGAAGACCATCCATCACGGTTCCAATTTCTCTATTCCTCTGCACCCAGAACACCATGAAGCGATTGCGCAGATGAAAGACCAGCAGCAACATACTATTAAAACTGAAGATGGTCGTCAATATCATGTTAAGCGTGAGGGCGACACAGTCCATTTCCATGGTGTTAATGGTGGAAATAAAACATCTGTGCCTCATAAAACGATGACCGAATCCGCAGAGGGAACTATGAAATCATTTAAAGACTTTATTACAGAAATTAAACTAGCTGACTTACCAGTTCGTACGATCAAAGGTAAATCTTATGGTAACCAACCAGAAGAACCAGATCATGACGATGAGGAAAACGAAACAGCAGCACAGAAATCGGCTGAAAAGCGTGGTCGTGGCAGACCTGCTGGCAGCAAATCAGGAGCAAGGCAAATTGGCGGTGCTTCTAAGAAGGGTAGCGGTGTTGATTACACTGGCTACAAATTACATTTGCCAAACTCAAACAAATCTTATTAAGGAGATACTCTCATGGCACTATGGGGAAACAAAGATAGTAAAACTGCTAGCGGAACAGTCGCTATTGCCACATCAGGCATAGTAACTGGTACTTCTACACTTTTTACTACACAAGCAAAAATCGGTAATTACATTCGTGCAGGTGGTGTTGATCACCAAATCGTAAAAATTACATCTAATACAGTATGTCAAGTTGAATCGGGTGTTAATAGTGGCGCAATTGTTGCTGTTAATGCTGGCGCATCTTATACATTGTCAGAAAAACCAGCATTCGTAGCTGCTTCTGAGTCAGCTACCACTAGTGGTGTTGCTGGTGACTCTAATAAAGTTTATGGCGTAGATACTACTGAAGAATCTGCTGGTGGTGACAATGTTACCGATGTAACAATTGTTCAAGGTGGTACTGGATATCTAGAAGTTCCAGCTGTATCATTCTCTGGTGGCGGTGGTTCTGGTGCAGCTGCAACAGCAACTATCTCTGGTGGTGTTGTTACAGCAATCACTGTTACTAATACTGGTTCTTCATATGAAACAGTTCCAACAGTTAATGTTAATGTTCCACGCTTAACTATTCCAACTGCTAATATCAGCACTTCTACTGAAGTTATCACTTATACTGGTCATGGTTTAACAACTGGTGAAGCAGTTAAGTATTATAACGCTGGTGGTGCAACTGCTACTGGTTTAACAAACGCAACTGTCTACTACGCCAATGCTATTAATGCAAATACATTCTATGTATATGACACTAAAGCCCATGCTGTAGCTGGTGGTGCAACTGGTAAGATCAATCTTTCTGGTTTGGGTAACAATGCTCAGTACTTCGACAGAACTGATAAAACAACTGCAACTGCTCGTGCTGCTAAAGGTTCTGGTTCTACTGATGGCGCTAACTCAGCAATGCAGCATGTTACTCACGCTGGTTGGGTTCGTAAGACTGTTGGTACTGGTGGTCGTGCTGGTCGTGTTCAGTATGAAACTCTTGTTGCTATGGGTTCTATTACTGGCGATCAATCTGACGATATCCAGTTGCCAGACGCATAATAAATACTTTATGTAAAGGGATGGGTTTTCCATCCCTTCTTTTGAATGTGAAGTGAGTCTTGTGGTTGATACTGATAAAAAATTAAATGAAGACAATTTCATTGTATATGCGATGCATCACTACGATAATCCGCAATGTCATAATATACAAGAATTTGAAAAAGATGTAAAGATATTTCTATACCTAAAAAAATTGATTACAAGGTATAGGCAGTCGGATGAACTTCGAGAGAGGTTGATCCTTAATCACATTATTGTTCTTTATAATGTTTTTGGTGATTCAGCCACTAACATGCTGTTCTATAAGATTGACAAAGAACATTGGGATATCTTAGTTACATTCTTAGTATATCTTGAGAGGATGCCAGAGTCGCTTCCTCAATATGGTATTAAGATTTCAGATATTAACTTGGATGAACAAGTTATAAATGCTTTAAGGAAAATTTAATGGCATCGAGATTGATGGACAATATGATTGCAATTAAGTTGTTGTACATGCTTACAACACCTTTCGATAAAACAGATGCATTCAAATTGGGTATTGTAGATGCCAAGGGAAAGCTGCTTAAGCCAGCAAACACTTTGCATACTGATGCAGAGAAAGATGCTTATAATTATTTGGTTCGTTTAATTTTTAATGTTAAACGACTAATCAATAAGTTGCCAGGTGGTGAGAGCAATCTCAAGAATCTTACTGCTGCATATTTTATGGTTAAAGAAAAGTGGGAAACAAAAACTACCCACATAAATGAACAACAATTCGTTTCTCTTGTTGAACGAATGAATAAGATTACATTGGTTGAAGAAGAATTGGCAGTCCTAGAAATTCTGGACGAATCCAAGAGAATGTCTGCTGCAGTTAAACTACAGCGAGCATGGGATCGCGAAAGAGCCAAGTCAGAAGCATCTCGTAAAAGAGCACAAGAATTATTAAATCCACCAAAGAAAGAACCAATCAAAGAAGATGGTGAAGGTGGTGCAGCCAATGTAACTGGTGCAGCTGTTTCGACAGATACGCCAAAGATTGGTAAGAAAGATATAGAGAAATATAAGAAGAAAAATGCTGGGGTTATGACAATGGGTCGTAGACCAGCACCTTTAATGACTACGGTAAACTAAAATGTGGATTTTGTCATTCGTACCAGATAGCTGGTTACATTTTGCAGTACTATTCATTCTAACTACTGGTTTGGGAATGTATGCTGTCAGTTTCTTTACGAGATTTATTCCACCACTAATCCCATACTCTGGGGTTGCTAGAATACTAGGAACGATACTAGTTGTTATTGGTATATACTTTTATGGTAGTTACTCTACCGAGATGTCTTGGAGAGAAAAAGTAGCAGAGGTTGAAGCAAAGGTTGCTGCAGCAGAAGTGAAATCAAAAGACGCTAATGTAGTTATACAAAAAGTATATGTTGACAAAATTAAAGTTATAACAGATACCAAAATTGTTATACAAAAAGAGATTGTAGAAAAAGAAAAGATTATTGATGCTCAGTGTGTGGTTGCACCAGATGCGCTGAACATTTTAAATGAAGCAGCAAAGAATCCAGGAGCAAGCAAATGAGAATACTAATGCTTGTTCCTATTTTGTTATTGAGTGGCTGTTTGGCAACTGCTCCAGTAACAGTTAAGTTCCCAGAAGTTCCTTTGGAACTAATGAAATCTTGTCCTGATCTAAAACAAACTGAACCAACTCCAAAGTTGTCAGAAGTTCTAAAGGTTGTGACTGAAAACTACTCGCAATATCATGAGTGTCGTGCCCAAGTAGATTTGTGGATTGAATGGTATAAAACACAAAAACAAATTTTCGAGAGTATAAACTAGCATGGCAATAGATATAGAGAGGATTGCAAAATTGGAAGCCCAAGTAGAAGGCATTAAAGAAGATGTTGCAGCCGTAAAACAAGACATCAAAGAACTTCATTCTCGCATTACCACAGGTAATCGGGAGATCACCGACCACATCGATCGTAAGATTGACGACCTGGCAAAAAGTGATGAAGACCAACATGATGCAATGGGAAAGAAGATCGACAGTCTTGGTAGCAGGATTGATCTTCTTGAACGCTGGAAGTGGATGATTGTTGGTGGCGCAATTGTTGTAGGTTACCTAATGGGTCACTTAGACTTCTTTGCAAAGTTCTTAAAGTAAAATAACAATATTGTTATTGCAAACAAGCAAACCTTTGGGTTTGCTTTTTACTTTGATCTATGGTATAATTATACTATGCTACATATTGATACCAAATACGCATCTCTTCTAAATACCCGACTTCGCAACTTTACAAAGAAGAATGATTTTCTTTGGAACTACAGTTGCCCAGTATGCGGTGACAGCAAGAATAATCCTCGCAAGGCAAGAGGGTTCATCTACAAACATAAACAAGATCTCTTGGTTAAATGCCATAAGTGTGGGTATAGCACAAACCTTGGAAACCTAATCAAATATGTAGATACAAACATGTATGATGAGTATGTGATTGAACGATACAAGAGTGGTGCAACTCGATACAACGACCATAAAGAGATTGGTCAATATATTCCAGAAGTATCGCCTATCGATACTAACGATATACATTTAGAAGATGATGTTCTGGATTCTCTAAATCGCATCGACAAGATGCCTGAATTGCATCCAGCAGTTCAATATGTAGCCAAACGAAACATCCCAAAGGACAAGTGGAATCTACTTTACTTTGCTCCAAAGTTTAAAACATACACAAATACAATTACACCTAAGTTTCAAGAACCAATTAAGGATGAACATCCAAGGTTGGTAATCCCTTACTTCAATTCGCATGGTAAGGTAATTGCCTTTCAAGGAAGGGCATTCGGTAGCGAAGAGCCTAAGTATTATACCATCAAGATTGATGAAGATGAGGAGAAGATCTATGGATTGGAACGAATCGACTATGCAAGAAGAATATATGTGGTGGAGGGACCACTTGACTCTCTTTTTCTTCCAAACGCAATCGCTGTATCAGGAAGTAGTTTTGATACCCCTACTATTAGGAAGTTGCTTACTAACGCAACAATAGTAATGGACAATGAACCTCGTTCAGTAGAAATTACAAAACAGTTGTCGAAGTATATTGATAAAGGGTATAATGTAGTGATGTATCCAGATACGATTAAAGAGAAGGATATCAATGAAATGGTTTTAGCTGGACGATCTCCTGCCCAAATTCTAGAATTGATAAATACCAATACCTTCACAGGAATGGAAGCAAAGTTGAAATTTTCAGAATGGAGAAAATGTTGAAAGTAAAGTTAATTAGTTATAGCACTCCCTCCAAAGAGATGTATGAAGAAGGTTTAGAGAATGTTCAAGAATTGATTGGCTTCTGCGCAAGGGTTTCTAATCCCAGCAACCAATTAAACACAGATACATCAGACAAGTTAATTCGGTATCTAGTAAAGCATAAGCATTGGTCTCCACTAGAGATGGTGTCTGCTTGTTTAGAAATCGAAACGACTAGAGATATAGCAAGACAAATCTTGCGACACAGAAGTTTTAGCTTCCAAGAATTCAGTCAGCGATATGCTGATCCAACAAAGGATTTAGATTTCGTATTAAGAGAAGCAAGACGACAAGATACCAAAAATAGACAAAACAGTATAGAGTTGGATATTCAAAACGACAATGCGGATCGTTTCCTAGCCTACCAATGGGAACAAATGCAACAAAAAGTTTTAGATGCAGCCAAGTCAGCATATACATGGGCTATCGATAGTGGTATAGCAAAAGAACAGGCGAGGGCAGTTCTGCCAGAGGGATTAACAGTCTCTCGCCTTTATATGAATGGTACTCTGCGCAGTTGGATTCATTTCATTGAATTACGCAGCGCAAATGGAACACAAAAAGAGCATCAGATGATAGCAAAAGAATGTGCTAAAGTTATTACAAGCATTTTCCCTCTTGCTTCTGAATTTGTAGAACAATAAAAAATATAACTGGAGTTAGTATGGCAGACGCAGTCGTGCATGGTATTACGGTAGATTATTCAAGAGATAGTTTATTTGATGAATTGGGTTTTATACGATTGAAAGAATCGTATATGAAAGATGATGAGGTAAGTCCACAGGAAAGATTCGCTTTTGTTTCAAGTCAATTTGGGAGCAATCCAGAACATGCGCAAAGATTATACGACTACAGTAGCAATCATTGGCTCTCTTATTCTACTCCCATTCTTTCTTTTGGTCGCAGCAAGCGTGGTCTGCCTATATCATGTTTCCTTAATTATATTGAAGATACAGCGGAGGGTCTAGTTGATAATCTATCTGAAACAAATTGGCTTAGTATGTTGGGCGGTGGTGTTGGGATTGGCTTTGGTATTCGTTCGGCTGATGATAAAAGTACTGGCGTTATGCCTCACCTCAAAATGTATGACGCATCTAGTTTGGCATACCGTCAGGGTCGCACCCGTCGTGGCAGTTATGCTGCTTATCTGTCTATTGACCATCCAGACATCATCAACTTTTTAGAGATGCGCAAGCCGACTGGTGATCAGAATATGCGCACTCTTAACATGCATCACGGGATTAATATTCCTGATAGATTCATGGAGATCATTGAGAACTGTATGATTGATCCAAATTTTGATGACTCTTGGGATTTGATTGATCCAGCATCAAAGATTGTTCGTGAAACAGTATCAGCAAAAGATCTCTGGCAGAAATTACTTGAGATGCGCATGATGACTGGTGAACCATACCTACACTTTATTGACGAATCAAATCGCAAGATGCCTCAGTGGTTGAAAGATAAAGGTTTACAGATTAATCAGTCCAATCTTTGTTCAGAGATTATTCTACCAACTAATGAAAAGCGCACTGCTGTTTGTTGCTTATCATCTTTGAACTTGGAGTATTATGATGAATGGAAAAATGAACCATTATTTTTGCGTGATGTGGCGGAAATGTTGGACAATGTTCTCCAGTATTTTATTGATCATGCTCCTTCCAGTATCAAGCGAGCTAAGTACTCTGCTATGCGTGAACGCAGCATTGGTATTGGTGCTCTTGGCTGGCACGCATATCTACAAAGAAATAACCTACCTTGGGAATCATCATTAGCAGTTGGCAGAAACAAAAACATCTTTAAAACAATAAGAGAGAAGTTAGATGAGGCGAACAAACAGTTGGGACTGGAGAGGGGTGAAGCACCTGATGCAGTGGGTACTGGGAATAGGTTTAGTCATCTTATGGCTATTGCTCCCAATGCTTCTTCTTCCATTCTTATGGGCAACACTAGTCCTAGTATTGAACCTTATCGTGCCAATGCTTATCGCCAGGATACTCTATCGGGTTCTCACCTAAACAAGAATCGATATCTCGATAAAATTATTAAGGATAAAGCGAAAGATGAAAATGAATATAATGAAATTTGGTCCAGTATCATTGCCAATGACGGATCCGTACAACATATGGAATCCTTGGACGAATGGACAAGAGATGTATTCAAAACAAGTATGGAAATTGACCAACGATGGCTTATCCAG